GTTCTCCTCACCCTGTAAATTCCACAGGGGCCAGTAGCTCTAAATGCCAACCGAAAGTTCCTTTTACGAAAGGATCTAAAGGTAAGGATAAACAGCCCGTGCATACCTCGACTAAATCAATTTTAGAAGAGAGAAACGAGGACCAACCCGTAACAAGATCGTTGTCATCTACTATGAATGACCCGATCAAGTTGAATACTAAGGATATTCAACCAGTTGCATTTCCGACGCAACTCCAATTACCGACCCCCCTGCAGAATGGTAGTTCATTAGAATTACCGGACGCAGCGGAAAAACCTCCCCTGGAGGAAGAGAGAGTATTGGAGGAATACCCAGATGAACTCCCCTCACCTAACACCCAGACTAGATCTGAAGATAGGGAGAGGGAAAAACCGCGTAAAGCGGAAGAAGGTCTCTGCGTAGACAAGTCAGGAATCCAGACGCAACTTCATCAACAGACCCCCCTGCAGAATGGTGATTCAGTAGAAACACCGGAAGCAGCGGAAAAACCTCCCTTGGAGGAAGAGAAAGTGATGAAGGAAAACCCAGATGAACTCCCCTCGATTGAAGATAAGACTGCTAAAATAGAGTCTGAAGATAAAGAGAGGGAAAAACTGCGTAAAGCAGAAGAAGATCTCTGTGTGGACCAATCTGGAAAACAACCAGCCGCCGATCTAGCCGATGCGAATAGCGTTAGTGAGAAAGACGTGTCTGACGGGAAAAGTAAAAGAACTAGAAGGAGACGCAGAAGGAAACCTGTTCAAGATGCTGATGCTAATGACGAAGCTGATGACAGGAATGGTACTCCAGATGAACCTTTAGAGGTTAATGACGGAGGAGATGGTATAGCACCACCCGCCAGGGTCTTAGTGGCGGCCACAGCCCCTTATCGTCCAACTTATCCTAGAGTGGATGATATAAGGGTCCAACTTCCAGCCGACGTAGCCGATACCGGTCGTCCACGCTTGGAATGTCTCTTAAAACGCAGTGAAGACGTGACACTTAATGATAATCCTCATTTTGTTTCCGCCAATTTCCGTTCTCAACTCATCGCAAGATTAGGAGTAGAGATAAAGAAACGCAAAGTACCCCTTGTAGTGCTCTTCCCTGCTAATAGAGATTTGACGTTCTTTACCAAACACAACGTGTCTGAAGTTACTTATGTAACATCTACACAATGCTATGGATCTAAAGATCAAACGCGTCAGCAATTATTCATGTCAAGTTATGATACACTAGAGGCTAAACCAGACCTCGTGAACATAAACGATGCGGATACTTTGCTTGCCTGGTTGCGCGATTATTGCACCGGCAAACCACAGGTTATTTTGTATTTAGGGGATATATACCTTATTCACGAAATGACTGTTACAACCTTCATTGAAGAGTTAACCTTCTTGCCTCAATTAGAAGTGTGGTGGCGCGGGCACCTATCCTGCGGAGAATTTGGACCTTTCTCCTCTACAGGATATTACTACTTGGATAAAAACGAGTTGCATACGGTGCCACATTTAAATGCCCAAACAGAAGATATATACGTTCATCCTGCACCTTTTCAAGCGATGCAGAGAACGGGCCTAATACATGATTCCTATTTAGGAGCCATGGTGTACTTCTGTGCCAAACAATATGAGTCTTTACCAGCGTATCTGGAAAGGAAAACACTCATGTGCGGATGGTTAGGGTCTGACTGGTTAAGTTATCGTACATACTTAATGCAGAAAGCTGTACTCAATCATGGGACTTACTCGCAATTGTTAAGCAATTGCTTGCCGGTTCGCAATGATTATCTACGGCATTTAAACGTCAAATTGGAAACAACAAATGATAGCAGGTTCATACAATTAGTATTGAACCGCGCATGGTCAACAGAGCAAAAGCTAGTTTCGGTAGTTGTTACCTCACGAAACGAAACTTTTTTCTCTTGGGAAAACATACGCAGCACGCTCCCCAGTACGTTTGCTAACTGGATTCGAAACCCTTTTAGCAGCTCACTGTCTTTACTCCAGGATCATATGGGTAAAGTGACTTTAGTGTTAGCAGGACTAGCAGCACTCAAGTTGGCGATGAGTAAGATGAACCCTTCTTCTTTGATAAGGGGGAATCCATTCTCGATCATTTGTATATCACCTGTGATAGAAGAAGCTTACCGATTCTTTTTGATTCTATTGGAAAATAAATCCCGTTGGTGGATTATTGAAAAAATGGAGGAATTAGGATGCCCTAGCTGGTTAGCTGTCTCTCTATGTGAGGCGATATTTAAAGCTCTTAGAACGCTCCCAATAGTAATATTGGAGTGGGCTTTATATGGAAACGTCGGAACTTTTACGGTAGTATACTCATGCTTAGGCAGAGTGAACCCGATATTAGCACTGATACTACATATATTGCACAATGTAGTGTGGTTGATAATCCCAGCGCCATTTAACCGGTTAGTTGGTGTATTTTTGTTTTTTGGTAGTATTGCGGTAGCCTATTCAGTAGGCGCGCAAGTGCCATTTAATGACAACCCCTGCAGCGTATACTCGTGCTGGCTACTTGATGTGGAATCTGATGAGGATCTAAAACCTTCAGGTACACTCTCTAGTGAAGAGGTAGAACATATCTACCACATCAGCCGAGTCCGGGCGGAGGAAACAGTGTCGAACCTGGTACGGTTCTACAATCTGCCAACTTCAAACCCAAGAGCGACAGTTGCACCCGAACGTTCTACGAACCCAGCGATGGAAGTAGTTGAATATGTGGCGGTAGCACTGGCCCCAGAAGAAGTAAACCACGCGACTCATACTAAAGTGGTTGAAACTGTAACTGTTGACGGACAAGAGGTCACTGTTACAGATCTGCTAGAGCAAACGAGCTTTCAAAGTTTGTCTACTACAGAACTTCCGGTATTAGGTAATGTATCATCGATTCTTCAGGCCCCTATAGAAATAGTTGAACCAAAGTTGCATCAAAACTTTGAGCTTCCTATCATATATGGAGTGCCGGATAAAAAACAACCAATCCATACAGCGACGGCGGTAGCAGCTCGGTATTTAGCTTATGGACAAAATATGAAGAACGGGACTATTTCGAAACAATACACAAACAGCATCTTGGCTAAAGTAAAAGAGGTTTGTGGAACTGTTAGATATAGTGATCATACGGTCAAAGAGAGTTATGACTTTGCTCTTCGAAATGCTGATCCAGCGCGACGAGCAAAGATCACTAGAGAACATACTTTGAACCATGAATTGATACAAGACTGGGACGTTTTGTTGCAGCAACTTGGGATGTGCAGAAGTAGAAAAGCTATTCTCAAGTGCGATGAGGTGTTTCCGTGCTTATTAGAAGACGGAATCAAGCCATTCAAACCCCGAATGGTGATCTCTGTATGCTCATTGTTAAACACATGGATGGCGCTTTCAGTCGATGCCATTCATGGAGCTTTAAAGCAAGACTTGATAGTTCTCGAAGCAGGAGGAGTTAATTTCTCTATTGCATTCTGTGCTGGGTTAGATTTAAAAAATCTGTCCATTCGCTTTTCCGATATTGTGTCCAAAAAAGGTATTGGGATATTGGTGGGTGGAGATGATTCCCTGGTCATAGATACGCGCGGAGTAAATCCTGTATTCGTAGAGCTGGATATGACAGCCTTTGATGCATCCATAGGTCCTCACTTGTTGCGACAGGAAAGGGAACTTTATCGTGAAATGATGAATTTAGACGCTAATGAGATAAAGCTCCTTGGGCAATTGCATGAATTGCCCATTGATTTTAAGTTAGGAAATAAGGCGATCGGGTCTTATGCATTTAGAATCAATACCATCAACCGTTCCAGCGGGTACCCGGATACTTCTTTAATGAACTCTGTTACTAATGCAGCGTGTTTATTCACCGTATTAGCTGATGCGTTACATCAAAGAAGGGATCCACTTGAAGCATTAGTGCAGAATCTCTTTAACAAATTTGGTCTTCGTGCCAAAGAGTTAAATCGATCGATTCACAGCTACGATGTAAGTTTCCTAAGAGGTTTCTTTGTTCCCAGTGCTCACGTCAGGGGATGGACTACATCGGATTTCTGTTGGATGCCCAGCCTGGGCCGATACGTGAAATATGCCAAGACCTTCTCATGCCCTACACAGCTCTATCCAGGTGTAGGTTTCACTCGAGCGAGTGAATTTTTCAACACAGATATGTTCTATTCCATAAAGACATTTCCTTATCCTGATTTTTTAGAGGATTTTTATACCACCCTAGAGTATAAACGTCTAGATAGAGAGCCTAATGCGCGCGCGAATCCAATACATCGCTACCAGGTGCAAGCTCCTTCAGATGGTCAATATGTGGTAGACACATCGGTGTTAACAGCCAGGTACAGTTCTGATGTTACCTTTGAACTTGGCTGGACCAACGGAAAACTGGTGACTAACATGACGGCAGCGCTCATTAAAACACTCCTTGCTAAGGACTACGCTTGATTGTAGTCGTGACTTAGTAGTGGAGATTTTATTGACCGTGTAAGTGTTAGTTCACCAAACGTCTCGATACCGGGGGACGTTAAACTACTGGTATCGTCTAGGCTCTTGAAAAATTGATTAGTCTATTAACAAGAGTAAAATGTCTCAGCAAGAATTGAAGCAATTATACGATAAGTATAAAGGAGTAAAACGGAATGATTTAGTGAAGGAACTATCAGCGCAAAATAGTCGCACATTAGAACAGGCGGTCGCGGAGAATATCTGCAACATCCTGGATCCTGATAGTGGCAACTCGCGCCTAGTGGATGGTGTAACTGATCAGACGGCTCTTTATACTTCTAAAGTAGAATTTCCAATCTATGCAGATTCATCGGTAAGTGGTGGTCGCTTCACAATTGTAGCCCAACCGACGTTGGGAGCACCAATTGTGCCACGTACTTACAAGTTAGGAATTTGGAATAACACTTCAGGTGATACCAACTTCAGTAGTAATGCAGCCTTCATCAACACTTCAAATGGAATGCCCGTTAAATATGATCCGAATCTAAACACGCTGTTAGCACCGACCTTGGTGCAGAATAGCTGGAGCTTAGCATACGGCGTAGATATCGTGAACCTTGTAAATGAGAGTCCTATAGTTGATGGACAAACTGGCACAAATAACACTGGATTTGAACATTACCCTGCAGGAGTTTATTCACCGGATCTAGGTTTTACACCTACTTTCGGACTTTTTGCAATACCTAATGGAACGTATTATTCGAACATGCTCTCGAATTTCGTTTCCTATACCTCTGATTATGGTAAATGGATGGAAGCAACTAATTATAATGCAAATTATCTCAATATCAATGCTGTCATAACGCGGTTTGCGCTTTGCGCATGGGAAGTGGACCTTATTTCCCCTGTCGCGCCAAATTATGCCAATTTTGCTGCTGATTCAATGCGCATATCTTTAACTGCATCCACTACAGGGATAGGTCACCCCTCTCTCGTCATAAACACAGGCAAGTATTTCAAATATGCCAAAGGCATGATGGGAGCTCCAACAGGCATGGGAGCTTCCATAACTAACGCGATAAGTGCTTTGTTTGCAGCCTCGACTTATATTACTCAACCTCCAACTCCCACAAAGAGGGTTCTGTACTCAGTAGTATATGAAGATGTCGGCGCGACAAACCTTGTCGGAAATTTACTGCAGTTAAATTGGGATTTAACTTCAACAGTGCTAGATGCCACCCCGGTTAGCTCGAATCCATTAGTAGAGCGAATCAGACCCTCTGGAATGAAAGTTCATTTTTGTTGCACATTACCAGAGATTAATCGTGGAGGCAATATTGCTACAGCATTATTGCCGGGTGATCGACAGTCAATAGTATTTAGTCCTCAAGGATATGAATTCACTAGTTTTCAAAGTCTCTGTTCTCAGAACTTAGTGAAACGGTTCTACCAAGGAAATTTGGCTCAAGGCTCTTATACATACTATTCACCTGAGATGCTACTAGATTTGCAAATGAGATCTTATAGCGCATCTTTAGAATATAATTATCCATTCATAGTAGTAAGTGGAAATTATACTCCTCCTTCGGGAAGCACTGGTCAAACTTTGATAGGTTACCTTCGTGTAATCACAAATTTTGAGTACTCCACTACATCCACGGTTGTGGCCACAGATTCTCAAATAGGATCTGATGCAATCATGGGAGGAATATTATCAGCTTTAGCACAATATAATCGCGCAATGGAAAATCCGACGCACAAGAAAACACTCCAAAATATTGTTAGAGGGGCCGGCTCTGTAGTTAGCACTCTTACCAACATCATGCCCCACGTATCCAAGGTCTTAAATGGTGTAGGCGCTTTATTGCTGTAATAGTATCCGAAACGTCCGGGTGGCGACGTTAAAATACCCGCCGGGCACACGGCGTAAATAAGTGTAGCAACGAGACGAACTCAACTCGTTAAAATTGTTTCCTAGAATATGGGTTAAATATCCGCAGTTATGCGATAAATAATGCTTGAATGCATAGTTTAGAACTAATGATTTGCTATGTACTTACTATTTTCCACTAGACGTTAAACTTAGGAAATTAGCGCTTAACACTTAGAGTTTTATTTTTTTGTCTCTATTTACCTTATTGCTTAACGGCGTATGTTAAAC